TGACTTTCTACTGCGGTATTTATATACCCAAGAATTTGTTCAAATTCAGTATTTTCATTGAATGATTCAACATCCATAAGAACAACCGATTTTTCCCAAACCTTGCCGAATTGCTTATCAACTGTTTTCCTACATCCAAAACGCTTATTCAGTGTTGCAGCCATTGAACCATAACGGTCAAATGGCATCCACCCGTTCTGAAATTTTGATTGAAGTTCCAAGTATTCAACACCGCTGTCAACCCGTCTGACAATGGCTGCGTGTTTACCAGTTGCAAGATAGTATTCTTTATTCAAGACAAGGTTATTCAGGACTTCCATTGTTCCTGAAATCTCTTTCTTGACCATTGTGATTGAACCATTCACACCCGGTAATTCCAGTATTTTCTTAATGTTACTGTTCATAGAAAATACATACTGACTACTGCCACCCCTGAAATCAAGAACATCAAGTCCGTTCCTGTTTCCAATGTATGCAAAAGCCAGTGAAGAACATGAACCCTTGGTCATATCTCCACCCGCAAGCCTTTCAATGATTTCATCAGATGACAACGGCTGTGAAAGTTTCTGAACAGGTCTGTGTTCAACCTTGTCCGCTTCACACGCTTTCTGAATCTGTTGAAATGCTTCACTTGGTTCTTTTTCTTTGATTGTATCATCACTGTTGACTGCTTGCAAGCCTGACTTATCACCATTAACAAATGCCTTTTCCCATTCTTTATAGGTCATATTGCCCGGTACAAAGTAGGTCTTGCCTGTTTCTTCATCCCGTGCAGCACGTTCACCAACAGCATCAAATTCATCATCAAAATATGGTACTGTGGTTGAACGGCAATGAACATGAAACGGCGGTGCAGTCACACCAACCTTCCATTCAGACATAGGGAAATGCTTGCCGTCCATACCCCGGCATATATCCGAAGTGTGGGAATCCAGTGTTGCCACAATCTCAAACTGTTCAACATCCAGTTCAGTGAAGCAGTCCTTTTGTGCTGCGGAACTGAAAAAGGCTTCTTCTGTCATTACCAATCGCCCGGCGTTGGTCTTGGAAGTGTTCATCTTCCGGGCAAGTTCATCAATGGCTTTTTGTGGGTCTTTTCCCAAGATGATGTTTTGTGTCAGAGTGTTGTTCAGTTCATTGACCAACTTCTGACGGTTGCCCCATATCCTTTCACTGAAATTCTTACCGTCAACCGCCCAAGGTTTATTGATGACCTTGCTGATCTGCTTATCATCCAGTGCGGAAAAGTCCCAACCAACACCCACACCCTTCTGAATCTCATAGGCTGTGTGATAATAGCCGGACTTGTAAACATTTCGCATTGTACTGTCAATGCTGTCAAGTTGGTTTCCAAACATGACTTCAATGCTCTGTTGGGTCTGCAACTTCAAGGCTTCAAGTCTGCTGATATGGAATCTTGCAGATGCGTTTTCAAGCTGCTTGACCCAAGTGCCGTTGATCGCATTTTCCTGACCGTACTGAATGTACTGGTTCACATCCCATTTCAGTTCAGCAAGTTCCTTTGCGTTCAACATCCGCTTTGCTTCTGCAAGGGTTACCCCGTTGTTGGATGCAAAACGCTGATACCATGCAGCAATCTGACCTTCAAGTTGTTTCTGTGCCTGTCGGTACTGTTTTTCAATATCCGCATAACACTGAACCCCCTGTTGGTGTGCAGCCTGTTCAAGCAGTTCAAAACGCTTCTGCCAGTATTCACCGTTATTCATCTACTTCACCGCCCTGACTTCCCTGTGATGGGTCACCTTTGTTGTCAGGGTCATCATTCTGTGTACCAAACGGGTCATACTGTGCAAGCATTTCTTTCTGTGCTTCTTCCTTCTGCTTTTTCAGGCGTTCCATTTCAAGTTGCGGGTCATCCACCCAAGGATGCATACTGATGATTGTTTCATCAGAAATGATTCCCTGTGACTTCTGACAGTTATCAATAATATCTGATTCATTCATCAGCATATCACGGTTGAATACCACATCAACCCCATCTTCTTCACCTTCAAAATCACCCTGTCCTGTATTGGCAAGGTGGCAGTTGACAAACCAAAGTACATCATCCATTGTTGCCTGTGCTTCTGATTCTGTATCATTGGCATCTGTATCAATGTCAGAATACATTGACTGAATGTTCATCTGATTAGGATTGCCGGAAAGTCTGTCATCCTTGGCATCATAACCCATTGCGTTCTCAATCAAGGCTTTCTTGAAGATTTCCACAATGGTCTTGTAATTCTCTGCATTGACTGTGATTTCAAGGGTTTCAACCCCACCCTTAGTATCACCGTCATATCTGACCTTTACTGCACCATAGGTTGCAAGATTCTTCCTGAACTCACCCAAATTAGTACCGTCATAGTTCTTCAATACCAAAATGGTGTTCCGGGCATCTTCTTGCATATTGTTTTCAAAGTCAGACAGCATCACATTGATACCGTCCTGTAATGACTTGACTTTCTTAATCAGCGGTGTTTCCTGTTCATTGGCTTTCAATGGAATCAAGGGAACACGCTGCCAGTTGAACACTTGAACATTTCCGGCAGCATCCGTCATTGTAACGTGTGGGAAGTCTGCGGTTTCATTGTTCACAATGTCAGGAATCAGTTTCCCACCATCAAGAATGAACAGGTGAACACCATTCAGATCATACAATTCAACCTTTTCAATGAACTTCCTTTGATTGCCGTCATAGGCAACCGTCACATAATGCCGGATGAAGAAATCAAGTTCAGTATGTTCAGAATCTTTCCAAAATGGCAAAATCTCATAAGCGGGGAAAAGCCTGAAAGCAAATTCACCCCGTTCATTGTAGTATGGATATAGCCAAGCAATACCGCCGTTATATGCAGCTTTGCCAGCACTTTTCAATGTTCGCATGAACTTCTTGTCAAATATCTTTTTCAGCAGTTCAATATATGCAGTGTTTTCACCGCTTAGTGTGAACGGCTTACCAAACAGATAATTGGCTTTCTGATTGACCATCTTTGCATACTGGTTATCAACAATTCTGTTGTTTGGTAGGTTCTCAACAACTTCAAGTTCCCCACCTTCACCGATCATTGTACGCTTGCGGTGAATTACATCATGGTCACCGTCATAGTACAAAAATCCTTTTATCTGCATCATTCTACGGGGTGAACACTTCCATGCTGCAATTTCCTTTTCAAGAAATTCCAAGTCGGTCATGTGTGCCTTTGCCCCTTGCAATATGAAATTGCTAAGTTTTAATGTGATTGCATCCACAAAGGAACTGAACACGGTTCAATTCACCCCTTTCATTGCATAATAAAATCAAAACCCCTGAAAACACTATGTTTCCAAGGGTATGTGTTACTAATTTGTTTCTTTTATTCAAAAAGTAGTTATACAGGCATCATAGGCGGTCACCTGTTGCAACCGCCCCGGAGTAAGCATTTGACAACCGTTTCCTACCGTCCAAAAAGAACGGTTGCTGATGCCGTGTATTCTACCCGGTAATTGCTTAGTCAAAACTGAAAGCATCACCCTTCACAATAGATTCAACTGCATAACGCATTGCATCCATCAGGTGGTTGAAATCATCAATAGGACGGTTCAGTTTCTTGCCTGTCTTGGCATCCTTGTCCCATTGATAGTTGCTGATCTCTGTGATGAAATTCACGCATCTTGGGTGAATGATAATGTGATAGTCCTGAATGAAGTCAATGCCGTTGTTGATGCTGTCCTTGCCCTTCCTTGCTTTTCTGATTCCTTTCAGACCCAGTTCACGCAAGCGGTCAATGCTCTTTGGTTCTGCTGAATCGGCTGTGATCTTCTCTTTCACATATCCCATCCGCTGAACCTGTTCGGCAATGGCTTCATTACTCATACCCGGCTGATACATTTCATCAAAGACCCAAATGGTCTTGCTTGACT